AACATCACGATGGACGATCGCGAAGTCCTCCACGCGGAGTCGGGTCCAGCGACCCGGTGTCGCGACGGATTCGAGGTCTACGCGTGGCACGGCGTCCGAGTCCCAAAGGAGGTCATCCTCGAGCCCCAGACGCTGACCGTGGCGCGCATCGGCCAGGAAAAGAACGCCGAGGTCAAGCGCATCATGATCGAGCGGCGCGGGGTTGGCGAATACCTGCGCGAAGCCGACGCGAAGCTGGTCGACATGGACGCGAGCCCGGTCCCGGGCGGAGCGCCCCGGTGTCTCCTGCGCACCGCTGACGGAATGCAATGGCTCGTGGGGACCGACGGGTCCACCGAGCGCGTCTACCACATGAGCGTCCCGGAGGACGCCCAGACGTGTCGCGATGCGCACTGTGCGATCGCGGGAATCGACGAGTCCAAGATCATCGTGGAGTGCTGAAAATGGAAGTCATGGAAGCGATCGGGAAGGTCGAAGAGGCGGCGAAGGTCGCGCGCCCGGAAGTGCGGCGCGTCGAGCGGATGGCGATCTCGGAGGCCGCGCGGCAGGGGGACATCTACCTCGTCCGGATCCCGGCCACGGCCCCGAAGGGGGCGAAGCGCGAGGACCACCAGCTCGCGCCGGGGACGACGCAGGGGAGCCGGCATGTGGCCACTGGGGACGTCGAGGTCTTCGAGGCCTCGGGGGTGCCCAAGGGCTCGCAGATCGACGAGAGGGCCCTTCTCGGGCCTGTGATCGTCGCCTCAGGACGGTGCCTCGTGACCCATCCGGAGCACGCACACGTGGACCTGCCGCCAGGGCACTACCAGGTCGTGCACCAGATGGACGCGCGGACCAGGGAACGGGTCCAGGACTGATGGCTCGCCCGAAGGCAATCACGGAACGCGTCGTCCTGGAGTCCCTCGAGCTCGCAGGCGGGAGACTCTGGGGCGGCGCCGTGCCGCCCGATCGGCAGCAGGTCATGTACGAGCTGTCGCTCCGCGGGCTCGTCCGGCGCGAGGGCGAGCATTGGGTGCTGACGAATCTTGGAACGCAGGAGCTGCGGGGCGGGAATCCCGCGGCTGTCGGTGAGGGTCGGTAGGAAACGGGGACACCTCCGGTCGGCCAGGGCGGCGACGGAGGGGCACCTGGGGAGGTGTCATGGGGATCCGATCACACGGGACGTGGGCTCCGATGCATGAGGACGTGCATGACCACGCGAAGACGCTCCGGCTCGCGAAGACGCTCGTCGACCTCGGGGTGCCCGAGGAGTGGGCCTCGGATGTCGTTGTCGGCCAGCTCCATCGGCTCGCCTGTTGGTGCCTCCGGGACTCCGCGAGCGGTCGCGTCGGCCATCTCACGCCTCTGCGATTCGCGCAGGTGGTGCGGTGGCCGCATATCCGCACGGCGAACCGCCTGTGGGATGCATGGATGGACTCCGGATTCGTCGACGACGCCCGCACCGAAGGGGCGATGTTGCACGAGTTCGAGGAGTATTTTTGGCACGTGCTGCGCAAGCGATCCGGCGACGGCCCGGCGCCTTCCCGGCGCCCGTCCGGCGCCCGTCCGGCGCCCGTCCGGCGGAATTCCGGCGACGGCCCGGCGCCTTTTGGACGCCTCGCGCAGGGGCGCGCGCGCGCGTCTCCGGAAATCGGAAATCGTACACACACACAGACCGGACCGGGTGTGTGTGAAAAAATCACGAAAAGCGACGAGCCCGAACGCGCCGAACCGCCGAGCGAAACGCCGCCCGACGATGCGACCCTGTCATCGCGCGCGCAGGACTTCGCCGACGAGCCAGACGAGCGGCTCCTCGCGGCCTGGAACGCCGCGCGTGCCGCCAAAGGCCTGCCCCCCGACCTCGACGGACCGAAGGTGCGCGAGGCGTGGACGGCGCTGCTCACGGCCGTCGAGTCGGACGAGGAGCTGGCGCTCGCGACGATCGCGGCCTACTACGCGCTGACCGACAGCTACGTGTGCGAGTCGGGCTACTCCGTGTCGGTGTTCCCATTCCGGGTGGCGCCGTGCGTCGCCAAGGCCCGCGAGTCGATCGACCGCCGACGCCGATCGAATAGGACGGCCCAGGTTGCGTCGGAGCCCGGGGAGGTTCCGTTGGGCGCGGGCGAAGCGAAGGCGCGAATGGCGACGCTGCCGTGGAAGCGTGGCGCGAAATCCGAGGAGGACGTCGCGGCAGAGAATCGGCGGCGCGCGGAGGCCGCGGAGAGGGTCAGGGCGGAAGTGGCGGGGGGTGCGTGATGGATCGCAAGGATGGTCTCGTGGGATTGACGGGCACCCGACTCGAGATTCGGACGACCGCCGATCACAACTGGATTACCGCCGCGATCGTGGCGAACGGCAGGCCGCCGATCGAAGTCGCCCGCATCTTCCGACCGATGATCGAGGACTGCTCGGGCGAGGTCTTCCAGGCATGGGTTTCGGCAATCGAGGATTGCTTCCGGGAAGTCGCCACGAAGCTCACTGGCATCGCGGGCATCAAGCTGAAGCGAAGGAAGCCGCGCGGCCCGAGGAGCTGCTGATGCCCCGCCAACCGAAGCCCGATCACAACGGCCAGGGCATCCTTCCCGGCTGTGCCCACTACCGCCCGAAGTCCCGCCGCGTGAACGGCAAGCGCCGCAACGACGAGACCCTCCTCTACGCGGCGATCCAGGAGGTGATGGACGCGCGACCCGGCATCGTCGCGCGGGCTTGGCGGAACAACTCCGGGCTCGCCGTCCTGCGCCGGGGAGGGGCGCTCGCGCTCGCGCCCAAGGGCTCGCCGGACTTCGTCGGGTTCCTCGTCGACGGTCGCTTCCTCGGCATCGAGGTCAAGCTCGAGGGCGAGGAGCTGCGGCCGGACCAGGACGAGTGGCGCGAGCTGATCCAGGCCTCGGGCGGCGTCCACCTGGTCGTGCGCTCCCGCGAGGAATGTGCGGCGGCGTTGGAAGCGATCGTCCTCCTCGGAGCCCCCCGATGATTCCGCGCTACGTGCACCCGAGGGAAGCGGCCGAGGCGTTGCGCGTCAGCGTCGGCAAGCTGCGCGGCTGGTTGCGACGAGGGAACCTCCGCGGCATCCGGCTCGGCCGAATCTGGCGCGTCGAGTGGCCTCCGACGTACTCGACGGGCCGGAGCGGGCCGGAGCGTCGCGTCGGGGATTCCGCTCGGCGCCGGGCCCGGGCATCCTCGCCCGCATGTCCGACACGACGGAAGTCCCGCGGGACCTGAGCCGCGCAACCCTCCTCGCCGAGAATCGCGCGCTCCGCCGCAACGTCGACGCGATGCTGCGCACGCAGGTCGAGATCGCGACGAGCGTCGGCGTCCTCGCCCGCCACGTGCTCCGCCCGCCCTGGCCGCTGCGCCTCCTCATTTGGCTGTCGCGGCTGCTCTGGCGCGCCGCGCGGAAGACGAAGCCACGTGCGTAGCAAGCTGCTGCTGACATCCGAGGCCGCGCTGCTCCTGGCCGTGTCGAGGGACACGGTGACCCGGTGGTTCCGGCGCGGAATCATCGGCGGAATCAGGGTCCGCAACGTCGTCCGGGTCTGGTGGCCGATCCGCGTGCGACGTCGTTAGACCGCGTCGTCGTGCCGGAACGTTCGCCCCGCCTGGAGCCCGAGGCCTGCGCGCGGTTTCCTGCCGGCATGGACCGCACGGAAATCGAGAGACTGGCCGTCTGCTCCGCGGACGGTCTCGGCGTCACGGCAGGGCACGCGAGGGCGATCCGCGACGTCGATGCGCGGGAACGCGAGGACCGGACCGCGATCGAGGCGCTGAACGACCGCCTCGAAGAGCAGGCCGAGGAGATCGCGCGGCTGAAGGCGCGACAGGCCGAGCAGGCTCCCCAGTCTCGGGCGAGGGCCGGCGACCGACTCCGTTCCGAGGCCTGATGCCGAAGAATCGCAAGCCTCGCCGCTCGATCCGACGCGGTCGCAAGATGACGGCGCTCGACCGTTCGTGGGAGCCAGCATTCCTCGCGGCCCTCGCGCTCGTGCCGTGCGTCGTCGATGCCGCCGACAAGGCCGGCGTCCATCGTTCGACCGCCTACGAGCGGATGAAGTCGCATCCCGACTTCGCGCTCGCATGCGACGATGCGATGACGGCGGGCGTCGATCGGCTGGAGGCTCATCTCTTTCGGCGCGCGGTCGAGGGCGACCTGCGGCCCGTGACCGTCGCCGGCATGAAGGAATTCGTCCGCGAGTACCCGGACCAGGTCGCGATGTTCCTGCTCCGTGCGCACCGGCCGGAGAGGTACCGCGAGTCGAAGGAGCTGCGGCACGTCGCCGGAGGCACGCTGGCCGAGGCGATGGCGGCCGCCGACGAAGTCCACGACCCCGACGAGGACGTCGATGCTCGACCCTCGTGACCTCGCGGAGATGAAGCGGCGCAGGAAGAACGATCCGCTCTACTTCGCCCGCGTCGTCTGGGGCCGTCAGCGGTGGTCTGCGCAACGGGCGATGCGGATCGCGCTGGCGACGTTCTCGTTCGTCGTGATCTTTTCCGCGAACGGCGTTGGGAAGACGTCGGAGCTCGCGGCCTGGATCATCGAGGACGTGGTCTGCAACCCGGGCACGCGCTTCACGCTCGTCGGGCCCAAGTTCGACAACGTGAAGGACGGCCTCTTCGCCGAGATCCGGGACCTCTACTTCGCCGCCAGGAAGCGCGGCATCGACCTCGGCGGCGACATGCAGACCGAGCAGTGGAAGCTCGGCGAGCGGTGGGACGTGGCCTGTGCGGCAGCCGAGACACCGTCCTCGTTCCAGGGCCGCCGCGGCCGGACGCGGACGAAGGTCGTCATCGACGAGGCGCAAGGCGACATCCACCCGGACCATTGGGACGCGCTCGAATCCCTGCTCACGGGTGAGGGCTCGCAGTTCGTTGCGAGCGGCAATCCGATCACGACCGGCGGGCGCTTCCGCGAGATCGCGACCGACGCATCGAAGGGGTGGCACCGAATCTCGATCAGCGCGCTCGATCACCCGAACTACATGCAGCGGCGCCGCGTCATCCCGGGCCCGTCGTACGAGGACATCGAGCGGAAGCGCAAGGCGTGGGGCGAGAACGACCCGCGGTGGATCTCGCGCGTGGGCGGGAGATTCCCCTCCGCGGCCGCGGACCAGCTCATCTCGGGCGAGTGGATCGCTCGATGGGCCGATGCTCTCAAGCGGGGCGAGAAGCGCGAGGGCATCCCCGAGCTGAAGGGGCGCCGCGCCGGCGTCGACCTCGCGCGTCAGGGCGACGACAAGTGCGTGCTCCTCGTCCTCGAGGACGGCGTCGTCATCCATCGCGAGGAATGGGAACACGCGCGCCTGACCGAATCGGGGCAGCGCATCCGGGCAGCGGCGATCCGCTTCGAGATCCCGCATTGGAACCTCAAGCTCGACGTGACGGGCACGGGCGCCGGCGCCGCTGACGAGCTCGCCCGCGTGGGCATGCCGCCCGACGAGGTGAACTTCGGCGAGGGCCAGGCGGGCGACTGGCCCGAACTCACGGCGGAGATGGAGATCAAGAACCGCCGGTGCGAGCTGCATTGGATCGCGGCCAGGCTCATCGAGCGGGGGCATGTCGTGATCCCCGAGGAGTACGGGCAGCTCCGATACGAGCTGACGCAGCCGCGCTACAAGTTCCCGAACAGCATCTTCACCGTCGAGCCGAAGGACGAGCTGAAGAAGCGCCTCGGTCGATCTCCCGACGACTCGGACGCGCTGATCACGGCGCTGTCGAACGCGAGCAATGGCGGATGCGGCGTGACCCGCGTGAGGTTCGGCGGATGAAGACCCGCCGCATCCCGATCCCGCGGGGCAACGACAGGGCGAGGTCGACGATGACCGCGCTGCCGTCGATCCAGGACCCGATGTTCTTCCGCCGCTTCGGGCCGAAGGGCGACGGCAAGGTCACGGACGCATTCAAGCAGATGCCGTGGGTGTTCGCCGGCATCCAAGCTGTCGCGCGCCTGGTCTCGGCGATCCCGCTCCGGGTGTTCAAGGGCCCACGGCCGATGCTCCGGCACTCGCTCGTCGACCCTGCGGCCTTCATTCGGGAGCGCATCCGCGCTGCCGCGCAGAGCAAGTCCAACGAGGTTGCCGAGAACCACCCGCTCGTCCTCCTCTTCGATCGCCCGTGCCCGGCATTGACGCGGGCGCAGCATTGGCAGGCGACGGCGATCCACGAATACCGCGTCGGTGAATGCACGTGGATCGCGCTCGGGAAGGGCGGGCAGCTTCGCAAGGCGAAGGAGATGCCGACCGAACTCTGGCCGCAGAACTCGCGCGGATGGAAGCCGCTGAAGGAGGACGGGTCCGATGGCATCGACAGCCGGACGCAGATGCCGGCGGCATGGAAGGCCGGGCAGCGCACCTACAAGCCCGAGAGCCTGGTCCGCTTCACCTGGTTCGATCCCGACAACCCTCTCCGCGGCATGTCCCCGCTCGACCCCGCCAAGGTCGAGATCGAGGCCGACATGGCGGCCGGCTCGTTCAACCGGAACTTCTTCACGAACGGGTGCAACCCCGGCGGGATCTTCAAGCACCCGAGGAGCCTGACCGCGCCGCAGCGGAAGGACTTCCTCGACGCGGTGAACGAGGAGAACGGCGGCGAAGACAAGGCGTTCTCGACGCTGCTCCTGGAGAACGGCGTCGACTTCGCGTTCAACCCGAGGAGCCAAAAGGACGCCGAGTTCATCGAGCTGCGACGCGGGGCCCGGGATGTCGAGCTCGCCGTGATCGGCGTGCAGAAGGCGGCGCTCTCGATCACCGACGACCTCAACTACGCGACCGCCCTCGGGCAGCGTCGCGTCCTGATCGAGAACACCGTCCTGCCGATCATCATGGATTGGGAGGACGCGATCAACGGGCAGCTCCTCGGCGACATCGAGGGCGGAGCCTACTGGGTCGAGTTCGACTTGTCCGCGATCGCGGCGCTCCAGGAAGACATCCAGCCCAAGGCCGCCACGGCGTCGATCCTGTTCGGCCTCGGCTATTCGCGCGACGAGGTGAACAAGAGGCTCAAGCTCGGATTCGACGAGGACCCGGCGACGGACGTCCGAGGCGGTCCCGGGGCGGGCATGGACGCGGGCCTCGCGCTCGACGCACCAACTCCCGCGGCGGCTCCGACGACCGACCCCAAGGCCGGCCTGGCCAGCGTCGTCGCCGGCGGCGGATCGGCGCAGGACGCGGCCCTCAACGGCGCGCAGACGCAGGGCCTGATCGACATCGCGAAGAGCGTGCAGGCGGGCGAGCTCGCCCCCGCAACGGCCATCGCGATCATCGTCGCGGCCTACCCGACGATCGACGCCGCCGAGGCCGGGACGATCGTCAACCCGGCGGCCACCAGCGCGGCCGACAAGCCGAACACGGAACCCCCTCCGATGATGGCAACGCCGGATCCAACCCCGGCGGGAAAGGGATCGGAGGGGGCGCCTCCGCGCATGGCCGAACTGATGGCCCGCGCGTCGCCCTGGGACCGAGCGATCGGCGAGGCCGAGATGCTCATTGCCCGGACCGACCTCGACCCGGCAGCCTTCCTGCGGGCATGGAAGCAGCGCGTGACGCCGCCGCTGGAAACGCTCGTCGCGGAATTCGTCCGGTCCTACTTCGGCAAGCTCCAGCGGGCGCAGGTCGCGAAGCTGACCGAGTACGCGAAGAGCCTGAAGCTCGAAACGCTGACGGCCGCCGACATCGAGCACATCCTGTTCGCGCGCGCGGAGTGGGACCAGGCATTGAAGGACATCCTCGGACCCCCGCTCAAGAAGGTGATGACCGCCGCGGGGAAGCGGCTCGCGAAGGAGATCAAGGTCGACGTCGTCCCGGTGAACAACCCGGCGATGCTGGAGCTGCACGCGCGCAAGCTCGGGACCCTGGTCAAGGTGAACGCGACGACGCGACGCGTGGTTCGGTCGCAGCTCATCGAGGGCACGGCCGCGAGCGAGACGATCGACGAGCTGCGGATGCGGTTGAACGACACGTTCGACGAAGGCCTCGGCGGGAACGATCGGGCGCTCCGGGTCGCGCGGACCGAGACGGGGATGATGACGCAGGCGACCCGCAACCAAGGGATGCGCGACGCGGGCATCGACAAGCACAAGTGGTTCTCGGTCCTCGGGCCGGACACTCGGGACGACCATCGGAACGAGCACGGGCACGTCGTGGCGATCGGGGATGCGTTCCCGATCACAGGCCTGCACCACCCGCTCGAAATGGGCGCTCCGCCGGAACAGGTCGTCAATTGCGACTGCGATGCGCTCGCGGTCCTGGAGGGCATCTGATGCCGTGGATCGAAGGACTCAAGGCCTCCCGCAGGAAGCATGCGACGGTCGCGGCGAAAGAGCGCACCTCCGGGAGGGGGCAGCCGATCGTCGCGCGTCGCGAGGACTACGAGCGCATCTACAAGGAGCGCGCCGACATCGCCGGCGATCCCCCGAACCTCGACCGCATCCGGACGTTCATCATCACGACGTCGAACGTCGCGAGCGATGACGGAGTCCTTCTCCCGGACGGGGGCGACTTCTCCATCTTCGATCGCCGGCCGATCGTCCTCGGGTTCCACGACGACTGGGAGATCGGCATCGGACGCGCGCTCGACCGACGCCGCATCCTGACGCCGGAGGACGGCTGGGAACAGGACATCGAGTTCGCGCCCCCGGAGGCCTCCGAGTGGGGCGACGAGATCTTCCGCTTCATCTCGTGGTCCGGCTTCGCGGCGTGCTCCATCCGCTTCGCGGTCACGAAGGGCAACTTCCGGCCCGAGGCCGCGGACATCATCAAGTACGGCCTCCCCCGCTTCGGGTGGATCGGCGAGCAGTGGCAGCTCAAGGAAATCTCCATCTGCAACATCCCGGCCGACGAGGCGTGCCTGATGCAGGCGGCGCGCTCGGGAGAGCTGGCGGAGCAGACGGCCCGATGGGCCCTCGGGCAACGGGCGACCGATCCCATGACGATCGTCGCCGACGCGCTCTCGCAGATGCAGGCGGAGCAGCGCGGGGGATTCGCCGCGATCGCGGAAGCGCTCGTGGCGCAGGGCAAACAGATCGCGGAGCTGAGGGAGCAGATGAAGGCTCCCCCGGTTCCCGAGGCAACGACCGAGGCGGCGCACGAGGACGCCGCGGCGGAGGGGAGCGACCCGGACGAGGCGCTCTACGCGGGACTCCTCGGGCACATGGCAGGACTCGAAGGAAAGCTGGGGGTGAAACATGCCGGATGACAAGGACAGGGGAGCCCCGACGGGCGCTCCGCCGTCGGACTTCAAACAGCTCGGGGAGCGCCTCGAAGCGATCGGGAAGGCGCAGATCCCGAAGGACGATTTCGAGCGGATGACGAAGGTCGTCGCCGAGACGCAGGTGGCCGTCGCCGAGTTGCAAAAGCTCGTCGTCGACCGCTCCGCCTCGCTCGGCGCGGAGGACGACGGCAAGCACTACAGCATGTCGCGCGTCATGCTCGCGCTCGATGAGGGCCGCGGACCGAAGGACTGGAAGGAGATCGCGCCCTACGAGTTCGAGGTCTCGGAGGCGACGCGCGCGAACACGCGCAAGAAGATCGCCGAGCGCACGCGGGGCATGAGCCAGGGCGACCAGGCGCGCGCCACGCTGAGCACGCTCGTCGACAACGAGGGCGGCTTCCTGGTCCCCGTCGAGAAGTCCAGCAACTTCTACGACGTGTTCTGGAAGGTGCTCGTCCTGTCGCTCCTCGGCGTGACCCGGCTGACGGCGAACGCCGGGGAACTCCAGATCCCGAAGGCGACCGGGAGCGTCACGGCGTACGACCTCTTCGAGGGGAAGATCACCGGCCTCTCGCAGAGCAACCCGACGTTCGCGCTCCTCACGATGCGGCCGCACGAGCTGGGCGTCGTCTCGACGTACACGCAGCGGCTGCTCAAGATGGCCACCCCCTCGATCGACAAGTTCATCGAGGACCAGATGGCGAGGCGATGCGCCGAACACATGGAGGATCGCCTGCTCAACGGGTCCGGGGCGCAGGGGCAGCCGCGAGGCCTGCTCTATGGCGCCGGAGCCGCGGCGGGGAACAACATCCACCTCCAGGGCGCGCTCCAGCACATCACCGACAAGGACGAGTCGTCGGAGCAGACGATCACGTCCTCCTACGTCGTCGACTGCGAAGGGGT